GCTATATATAAACCAAATGGTGCATCTTTAACTGGGTGTTCCCATATAACTATTTTACCAGTAGGATCAGAATTCTTTGGTAATGGGAATTCGGTTATGTCTCCTGTTTTCTGTATATTCCAAATTATCTCTCCATTAACTAGAGTAAGAGTACCTACTTGTTTATGATTCTGTAACTTAGTGTTAGTTCTTATCCTTGCTAATTGTTTTTGTAATTCTTTCTTTGGGAATATGTTACCAGATAATTCAGTAAATGCTTCTGCAGGAGATTCAGAGTGTTCTGCTACGTATCTATCTATTTGTTGAGAACTAGTGGCTTCTTTTAACTCTTCTTCACGTAAATTTAAAATAAACTGCCTTGCTTTATCATGAAGAGTGTTACCATCTTCATCCATGTACAATCGCTTACCATTCTCATCACGTATATCCAAATTAGTATGTTGAGGTATAAAGAACCCACATTCTTTACTCTGGATACCATCGTCCCATATATTCTCAAAACCTATACAGTTATATGATTTGGGATTGTAAAATGCTTCACGTAATGTCATTACTGCAGGACCTTCATCACCACCAGTACCAAACATAATCATCAGACCAAAGGCAACACCATCTTGTTCTACGGATGGTCTAGCAATTTGCCACGCAGCTTTAAGTTCTGGGAAAGTACCTGCCTCTTCCCAGAGTATTAACATACCTGCTTTACCACGTACAGCATCTGGGTTATCTTTCAATGATACACCTATTATCTCTGATTTATAACCAACTTCAATTTTATTACCAAAATTATCAGTTACAATCATAGAAGCTCTACGACGCATACTAGTATTTACAGCTTGTCGTTTCTTACCCCACGCCGTGTTTTCATCTATAAAGTCCATGTAATCCCAAGCCTTAGTAAGAATACCATCATCTGTAAGATATTGTTTGTTTGATGCGTATACATAAGACTTAGAGCCAGGTATTAAAAAGAAATTACGGCAAAGCATAGAACCACCTTTATACGAGTAACCTTTACGTCTAGCTTTTGCTACACATAAGTGTTTACCTTGATCTTGTGCACTTTCAATAGCTTGAAAATAGTAATAGTCATAATCATAAAAATCAGGAAATGCTAACTCTCTAACTTTTATTAGCTCTTCTTGACCTTGTTTATTCTTTTTATTTTTGTATACAATTCTTTGAATTGGACAGTAGTTCAAATAAAAATAGTTATACCCAGTGATGTAATCTCCATCATCTGCAGTATAACCATTGATGCATCTATCAGCCTCTGTTTCCCAAAAATTGAAATACTCTGATGTACCTTTAGGGTAATTACAATAAGAGCCCGACTCTATATAAGCAAGAGCCGAGCGTCTAAATTTATCACTATTTTTGATTCTCTTTGTGAAATCAATCATAAATTACTTTCTTCGTTTAAACAGGTTCTTAATTTTCTGCCATAAACTAGTTTTAGTAGTTTGATTATTTTCTGGTTTTTCATCAATGTGTGATATAGCATAAGCAGCAGCTTCAGCCAAATCTCTTTCTTGCTCTGCTTTCATATTGTTATATACTTCAGTAAAATCAAAAATAATCATTGTTGGTTTAGTATTCTTTTTACTAGTTTTAGTCTTAGCCATAATTGCAATTTCTTTAAGCCCTTAACGGGCAGGTTTTTATAATGTCTTTTATTGTGTCGTATTTTCTACAACTTCTTTTTTGGTAATTCAAATGGGTTCATTTCTCCACCGCCTCTAACTTTGCTATTCTTAATCTCTTCTGCTCTTACTTGAGATTTAAGTTTCACAATTGATTCTATTACTCCAGCCATATTCTTAGCACCATCTGTAAGCTTTTTAATAGAATCTAAATCCATTTCGTCATCTTTAGATAAGTGATAGTATTTAGCAGCACCTTCAAGTTTCAATAGTAATCCATCTAACATATACTCAAGTAAGGAATATGTTCTACTTTTCCAACTATCTTCTGCTTGTATTACTATTTCTGGTAATTCATAGTTTTCATCTCCAAATAGTTCTTTCTTTAATGTAGGTTCTATTAGATCTCTCTCCATAGTTTCTACATAAGGAGAATCGTATTTATTTTTAAGTACTATGTACCATAAATATTTCGTTGCTAAATCTTTATCTTTGAATGAATCCCAAAGTTTTTTGAATGGTGGGATAGCCAACATATCTGGATGTATGACCACTTGTCCACCAACTATATCTGCTAAATTCATCTTTAAGCTTCCTTAACACAAGCTTCGCAACAATTGTAATCCTTCATATTACGATTTTGCTCGTATTCTTTATTCAATTTATAATTATTATAAAAATCTTCATTTCTTATAATAACAAAATCTCTAACTTTTCTTCTATCTTCAACTGGTACTTCTTTTTCTCTATAACCAGCATAGAGAACCATGATTACATCACCAGCTTTTACATCATACTCTTTTTCATTAGCTACAAAGGTACCATCTTCCTCAATTACCCAAGCCCAATCAATATTTAAGTAGTGATTACTAATAGTATCAAAATTCTTAATATCGTTATCCTTCATTGTTAACAATGAGCTGCTACCTGTATAAATATACGTATTCATATTAATCTAAATTTATTTTAATGTATCTGTTTTTATAATGTCTATTCAATGCATCTACTGCTTCTTGTTTAGTATAAAATGCATTAACATACTCTGGATTTTTACTGTACTGATTGATTATCTCCTTCAGTTGCTCCGCTTTCTCGTCCCTGTTCTGCATTCTCATTTTCTTCTTTATTATCAGTTGAACCAAATCCACCACCACGATCTTCGCCTGCTAATTCCTCTACAATTACAGGCTCCATCTTCGGATAAGGCATTACTACTAACTGAGCAATCTTTTCACCTGGTTGATAGATTGTAGGAAGAGCATCTGTAGTAATCTTGAATTTAACAAGAATCTCACCTTTATAATCGCAATCTATAACACCTACTGCATTACACATTGACATAGATCTCTGAGAAATAGACGATCTCATAAAGATCAAACCCACATGACCTTCAGGAATCTCTACTGACAAACCTGTATGATATACCAATACTAACTTACCACTCTTATCAAATTCCTGAGTAAAGGAAATTGCTGTTAAATCTAAACCAGCATCATTAGGGTTAGCATAACTAGGTAATACTGCGTCTTCTTGTAATTTCTTAAATTTTAATTCCATATTATTTTCTTACTATATTGTGTCCTAATATTATTTCTGTTGCTTGTGCTGCTAAATTTGCAGCATAATCTTCAAGGAATTGACTTTTACTTGATTCGTTTAATATCTGTTGAAGATACATCAACATCACTTCTTGATTCCACAGAATTCTGTCCAGCTTCTCGTCTATTGTCATGATTGTATGTACAGATTTCTTCTTCTTTTATAAATTCGTGAAATAAGTCTTCAAGTTCTTCATTTGATTCATTAGCTCTACTTCTATATGTATCTTGTACGTTATTATCTGGCAATGATACACTAGTTTTTTGTTCGTAAAAGGATTGACTATCTCCAAATGAAGAATTGAATGCTGTCTCATCTTTTATTCCACCGAAAACGTTTGATGAAAACTTGTCAATTAAATCAGGTTCTTCAGCT